TAAAAATAATGATCTGAGAAATAGTTCAATTGATAGATCTATGGTAAGAACTATTAAATTAAAAAAAAGTAACGATGATAAAGATAAATTTATCCTAACATCGTCTCCCCATATTTCATATTCTCATGATCTTTCATTTTTACCCCACACATATTCGTCAATCTCGACGTATGCTACATTTATTACTAATTCATATTATAATAAAAAGATCGTTGAGACTATTCCTAAACTTATATCGGCAAACTTAAATGTATTGGGTCCTACAAATGAGGAAACACTTAACTATATAAAAAACGAAGATTTTAAATTATTACCACTTTATAAAGGAATGGCAAAGGAGGGAGATAAGAAGATAGTACGTTTCAAACGTATTGATAAAAAAATTGAAGCAATTAATATGGCAGATATTATAAAATTAATTTCTAATAATTACATGTTTATTGAAAGAAACAGAACATTTTCAAAATCATTGGTTGAAAAAGGAAAAAAACATTTACAACGTTTTGAAATTGTTAATAAGTTCTATCCAATTAATATTATGAAATTAGTAAATAGTATGACATTCGATAGAACATATCAGGACCATCTTGAATACATAATTGATAATAGTTTTGATTTAGGTGGTAGTAGATTTAATCCACTTCCTATATCAGATTATAAAAATATCGCACCTGTTTGTCAATATAAAGACGCTTCAAATTCTAATTGGTTTAAGGAAACTATTAATACATTATACAGTGAAGGTGTTGATATGGGTATGTTTGCTGATTTTGAATCAGTATTTTTATACAAATATTTTAACAATCATTTTGGTTCAAAAAGCAGTGAATTTAATATAGATGACACCCTTAAAGAATTATACGAAACCTTAAAAGCCAGTACTGACAATAGTGAGAAACAGCGAGTCTCGAATAAAATAAGAAAAAATCTTAGTGATAATCCCACTAATTATTATAAATATAAAGATATATACACATCATGTTCTGCAACAAACCAATGTGACGATTTGGAAAGTGTTAACCATCCACTTTATAAAATGGAAAAAACTGAAACATTTCAGAGTAAAGCAGGTGAAGAATTAAAAGAATGGAATGAAACAAACAAATGGAAGTCGAGGGCGTTGACTGCATCTACTCTTGGTATACGTAACTTAAAAAATTACGTCAAAGGAAATTCTACGTTTTATAAATCAGGCACCGCGATATTTAATCTAGATAGATTAGCAGCGTATATATCACAAAATAAACATACTGTTTCAGATTCAGTAAAAGATGAGTTTAAAAAACTGGAAATTGAGATAAAAACTAATATTATCAATTCTTTTTATGACTATATTTTTAAGAAATTATATGCGGTAACTGTCATTAGAAAACTAAATGGCCAAGAAATTCATAAACCTATATTCAGACTAGAAGGAACACCTGACCTTAATTTGACCAGAAAAATGCTAGTCGAATTTTATAACAAGAGTTCACATATATATAGTAATCAAATAAAAAAGGTATTAAAAGATGTAATGGAAAAGCTTGATAAAATAGATTTTTATAACATAATGACTCAAACATTTGATAATTATCCATGTAATATAAATTATTTAAATATAAATGGTAATCGTATCAGATTAACTAATGATACGCTAAGTCCTCATAGGTTTCGATTTTTCACAGTGTCTTTAACTTTCAAGAGAATGCCTAGATTACAATGTATTACAACAAATGATGGTGAAATATGTTTCAATGATATTTTAAATGAAACTTATAACACCATGTTCGATCAGGACACTAACATTAAAATAGATGATATCAAAAAATCTATTGACGAAGAAATAACAAATGTTAAATTTTCTGTCAGAGATTTCAATTATACTGAAACGGCAAGAATAAATGGGAAAGGGTTTGGACAACATAAATTTGGCAGTTTAGTAAGTGATTCCTTTAATGGACATAAACTAAATGGGGAAGAAGAAGGAAAACAATATATGGTTAACAAATTAGATAATAAACTAACAAATAATGTCTCAAAACCATACCAGGCTAACAATTGGACGATGTACTTTGGGGCACAGGGAGCACAATTAGCTAATATTCACCATAGAAAGGGTTTACTATCGATCAAAAATAACAAACTTATTAATGACTTCCCCCCTCATAATAATTTATCATGGGTATATGAGAAGGAAATTACAGATAAGTCTATTGCTATGAGACATAACTTTATCTTTGATATGATACTTCGATTACATAATATACTTAGTTATTCTCAAGTTCAAGTTTGTGATTTTGGATCTGAAAAATTGAATATGAAAAATACTGATGATTTAAAAGACTGTAACTTTTTGAATATTCAAAAATTTTTAAAGGAACCTAATTACCGTAAAATACACAATAAAATTAAACAATCATTTCTAGAATTACTGAATATTAATCCTATAGGAAATATAAGCACTAATATAGAAGATAATGATCTTTTGGAAAAGACACTAGCGTCTAAATATGATATCTCAAAAGATTTGATTACACTGATTCGAGGCGATGGATTAACTTGCACATATATAAATTTAGACAGTATATATTATAATACAGAAGACAATCATGATACATTGATGTTGATGAATGATGAATTTAAACAAGTTATAATTGAAAATGGTGTTATTTACAACGCAACTGGGTACGAGTTAAAAGAATATGAAAATCACAAGATGATATATTATGGTAAAAAAAGCCCTCAAACAGAAGACCCGCCCTATATAGTATTAAGATCTGATTGGAAAAAATTAAGTGGCGATTGGCTAACAAATGATATTGTAAGTTCTAATGATAAAATTAGTAATCTAAGACATTGTTATGAATCAGGCAAGTTGGAATTATGGAGAACTGATCGTTATGCTAAAATTAGTATGAATGCCGGCCAAGACCAGTATTTATTTACACATATAAGACCCACTAAAAAACCTGTTAAACAGGACATATTAGGTCTGTTAATAGATGGTATGACGTTTATTATACCAAACAATTGGATATTATACAAAGAAAACGAAGATACTTATGATGCTGAAGAGGGACAAGCACATGAGGAGGCAACTAATGGCATCAGTGATATTCAGATTCTATTTGATGAAGAAACAAAGCGGCGATATTCCTATAACAACACTACTGAAGAAAGTGAGTGGTTGGACGACGAACCATCTAACGACGACGCTGATGTGGATATTCTATTTGATGAAGAAACGAGCCGGCGATATTCCTATAACAACACTACTGAGGAAAGTGAGTGGTTGGACGACGAACTAGCTGGCGAAGACACTGCTGTAGCCGCTGCCGAAGATGATATGGAAGATACTACGCCTATTGATAACCGTGGTAAATCGAAAAAAAATTGGAAAAAAATATCCAAAGCGGTTATTACCGATAAAGAGCTACCAAAATCATGGATAACTATATCTAGTAGAGGTCTATATAATAGAGCTTTCGTTTCATCATCAGGAAAGGAATTTGTAGAAATAACTAAAGCTGATTTATCATCCGAAGACCTGGTAGGTAAAACTATTTACAAAAAAGCAAAAGATATATTTTCAATAGTAAGTATGTTAAAGGAGGCAGAGCGTGTCGCTGCTGAGCATCAAGGTGGGTCAGTCACTTGTTGTAAAAAAGATTGTCAATATAATAGAGAACATGGGTCATTTTTTTGTTTAAATCATAGTATTAATTCTATATTAGATAACAAAAAACAGTCTCATGACTTTATATTTAACTAAACATATGATATAATAAAAATTTGACTTTAAAAATTATTAAATTTTTAAAATTAAACACAGATATGGAATTATTAGCATATCCAGAAGCCTATATTAACAATACCGGTAATAATAATATATCAAATTCAAACCAGGCTATATTACCGCCAGAACTACTTAAAAAGTATGAAAAAGAAATATTAGATAACCCTGACGGCTGTATCTTTAAGATTACATACTTCAATCCTACATTCGAATGTACATCGGTATCTTACGTATCTTGTTTAGAGTTTTCAGCACCAGAGAATAGTTGCTTTCTGCCCAATTCTAAATTTGAAAGTCTACTTATGGATTTTAACCAACCCTCGCTGATATCAATTGAAATATTTAATCCTCCACAAGCTACATTTATTAAATTCGAAGTTATGGATACACTTCTTGACATGATACCTGACCTTAAGACTGGTCTTGAAGAACTACTTACTAAACAGCATAAATTTATTAGTAAAAATCAGGTAATTCCACTCCTAGATCATAGTATTAAAGTCATTCAATTAGAACCATTCGATATATGTCTTATAAATAATACAGAAGCAGAGGTTGAATTTGATATTCTAAAAAAGGTCCCACTTCCTAAACCAGAACCCATTATTAGACCTGATATTCTAAATGGACCATTCTCCATATCAACTAGAACTATACCATTGGAAGATGATGAAGTTCAAATAAATGATACAGGCGACCTTCAAATAAACGACGACGATTCAACATCTAGTAGTGAAAAACTTACAAGAGAAGAAATTAGACAAAAACGACTAGCATTTTTCACAAATAAATAAATTTGACACTTTTTTTATAATCATACGCGTTGTCAATATTTTATATTACAATGGATGCTGAAATATTAGCTCTTTTTAAAAAGTCGGAGACTATTGATGCTATGAGCTATATAGGCAAAATTAATAATATATCTATAAACAGTCTAAATATACTATTAGCATCCTTATCTGATATTAAGTCATTAGATTCAATAATATCTAAATATACAGAAACTTTGACACCTTCAACATACGCAATTATTATCAAAAAATATTGTGAGTTTGATAACTATAATAATGCTATCAAATATCTAGAAGATGTGGATTATATGAAACATTGTTCAAATAGACACATTGAACCAATACTTGAATTAATTTATAAAGAACATAGTAATAATAAACTAGATTTTGTTGAAAATTTGTTCAATCTATATACTGAAAATTATATACAAATGCCATCAAATACATGTATTAAGTTCCTAATATACTATAATAAACATTGCACCTATAATATAATTAGTAACATGAAATATTTTCAACTAAATTTCAATAGTAATCAAATAGATGAAAAATATATCAAATCCACTTCGCTTAATAATGAGTATTTAAAAAATCTAAAACTTATAGACATTTCTATTCAAAATAAAATGAGACTTATAGCGAAATTAAGCAATAATTGTAAGCCATTACATACAATTATCGATTTCTTAGAAAATACTGCATATGATATAATTATTGATGGGGCTAACTTAGGATATTATGGTAACACATATCCACTTAATCAAAACTATATTAATAATTGCGTAAAATATTATATAAATAATGGTCATAGTCCATTGATTATATTACATACAAAACACCGTAATAATTTTCATATCATGAAAAATTGGATTTATAATAAACAGATATATTTTACTGACTATGGGCAAAATGACGACAATTATTGGTTTTTAGCAACTCTTACCATAAGTTTAAAATCTGATGTTAAAATTATAACAAATGACGAAATTAGAGATCATGTTCTTAATATTTTGGGAAATACAGGTAATAAAAATACATACCTAGATTTATTTAAGACTAAATATATGCAGAAATATACTATAAATAAAGTAACCAAAAAATATACTCCAATTGAAAATTCTAGATATAATCACACTTTATATAGGCTAGATAATGATTATTTTGGATTTCCAAGAAATAATAAATTTTATGTATTATAAATTTGATAAAAAAAAATAAACTTTTATTTATTTTAAACAAAATGGATTATCATATTAGTTATATCGAAGAAACTGTTCCTGATATAAATTATTCAAATTATGACATTGAGAGTCATCAGCGTAATTCTGTTCTATTTATTAATCATGGGAGAATTCCATCATATTCACTTTGGGATACACATAGTATTTCAGGCGAGACCGTCAGACAAAGAATAGCTTGGTGGTCAAATTATATTAAATCAGAAGACAGTGCCATTAAAAATCTAGCACAACTATGGACTGAAGTACTAACTAAGAAATCTGATTAAGTTGTTTCTGATTACTAAGTATCATCATCTCTGTATCTTTATGAACTCTTCTATATAAAGATTTACTCCTTTCATCATATTGCTCCTTAAATTTATCCATATATGAATTGGCACCTACCTGATAGTGATTATTCAATATATCATATGCTCTATCACTCATATCACTTATAGTAGCTTTTTTATCTCTATATTCCCATGAATCGCCATTAAATATTTGAGCATAATTTTCTTTTTTATTATTAATTTTTATATTATGATTCTCTTTATGCTCTGGATTAAAATGAATATACTTTAATAATTTAGGAATACTGTTAATTGGTCCTGACTTAATAATATTATTTATATAATCTTTCGAGATATAATCCAGGTTTTCTTTACCAAAGGAATTGATCATTATGTTATAATTTGTAGTATGTGTATTATTACTACCTTGATTTTTCAATAATACCTCTATTTGTGATTTTAACTCACAGATTATATACTCTGATTTCTCTCTCTCTCTATTTCTTTCAGCTTCAAGTAACCGCTTGACATCTTCATAAGATACCATTTTATCTTGATTGGAGCTTGTTAAAAACATAAGTTCATTAACATTGGCAGCTTTATTAGTAAATACTTCATGATTATTATTATGTTCTATTTCTTCATGACGTTCTTTACAACTTTTTACATGACGCGATAAGTTATCTTTTCGAGAATAAGTTTTACCACAATATTTACACTGATTTCCATCGTCAGAGTCTGTTTCATGGGTTGTATGGTAATAATATTCATTAGGTATGTGATTATTCCTTATATTTCCTCCTAACATGGTCTCAGTGTTTTTTTTTTGAAATGATTCATCTATATGATAATTTAAATGTTGCTTGTTATCATCGTAAAAACTTATATCACTCGTATTTTCTCTTAAACTTTCTCCTAATATGGTCTCAGTGTTTTTTTTTGAGGGAATTCCCTCATTTTTTGAGTGAAATTGAGGGAAATTGAGTGAAATTGAGGGATTTTGAGGGTTTTTGAGTGAAATTGAGGGAGTATTAAGAGTTTTTTTGAGGGAAAATGAGGGTTTTTGAGGGAATTTAAGAGTTTTTTTGAATTCCTCACCTAATACTATAGACATACATTCTTCTATAGAAATGTGATCAGCAATAATTCTGCAGGGGTTCTTTCTCATAAAATGTTTTCTAATATCTCGACGCTGTTTAGTATTATATAAACATCTTGGACAGGAGTATAATACCATATTTTATATATATAAATATATTATTCCTTAAATAAATACTTTTTTAAGAGTTTTTTAAGAGTTTTTTAAGGAATTTTTAAGAGTTTTTTAAGAGTTTTTTAAGAGTTTTTTTCTCTTAAAAATTCCTTAAATGTCTTAGCTTCATAAAGTTCCTAAAACTTAGTCACTAAAAAACTCTTAATTAGGAGGTTTCTCTTAATTTCCCTCCTCCTCCTCATTAAGAGTTTCTCTTAGGGGGGGGGGGGTTTTTTTTATTTTTGTAAAACTATTTGAGATTTTTTTTTCAGAAATACTTTTTTAAATAATATCTAGTATTTATTGATTTTCAACGTTAACTTATAATATCTTTTTATATATTAATATATGTCTTCTAATACTGATACTATCGATAATCTTAAGAATTCTTTATCTAATATGGCTAATAATCCTACTGCTCAAAAGTATATATCTAAATTATCAGCTGATAGAGAAAAATTAACAAAATTCATTAAAGAGAATACTACAAAAGTAATACTAGGTGTAATTGCTGCTATCATTGTAGTATTTTATTTTGTAGTAATATTTAGACGTGTGCCAAGATATGTGAGTAGAATGAAAAATGCTTTTGAAGAGTTATCAGATGTCCAACCTCTACAATATAATAGAAAATATATGAACAAGGACTATAAGTTATGTGATTTTTGGATAGCGTCCTCGTATAAATCATATTTACCATGCACTAATTATTATGATTATGCTCATTTAGATGGAATTAAATATGCTATAAGGTATGGTGCTAGATATATTGATCTAGATATAATGAATAAAACATTTAGTAGCTGTACTGAACCAGTTGTATGTGGTGGGGAACAAGTAGGCAATTGGCATAATACTACCAGTATAAATTTTAATGAAGTGATCGAATTCGTATCCAAATATGCTTTTAGTGGGAACATTAAGAATGGAATGGATCCTTTCTTCATAAATTTAAATTTTAAAACATGGTATAATAAGAAAACAATAGATAAATGTGCTGAGATATTAAAAGCTTATTTATCAGGTAAATTCTTGCCACAAGAGTTTAGTTATCAAGGACGTTTTAGTAATACTAATATCGCTACAACTCCTATAAAAAAACTTATTGGAAAAGTAATTTTGATAAGCACAAATGATGTTGGAGGGACAATGATGGATGAACTCATTAATTTAAACCCTATAATTGGAGGTAACACTCGAATGCTAACATATGATAAAGTTAAGGAGAGTTATGACCCCAAAGAACTTGCCGAATTCAATAAAAAGAATTTGACTTTTGTATTTCCTAATTTTAAAGGACGCCAAAAAGATAATTATAATTTTTTTACACCTTATTATCTAGGATGTCAATTTATTACTATGAATTATTCAGAACCCAATGAATGGATGAAACAATATATAACCAATTTTAAAAATTGTAGTTTTATTTTGAAACCATTCAAATTACGATATCATCCTAAAGTTATTAAACAACCTTTGGATCAAACAAAGAAAGTTTCATTTGCTCCTCGAAAAGTATCTACACCATTTTACAGTATTACATACTAATCAGCATCATTTTTTACAAAGTTTTTATAAAAAAAGAGCTTAAAGATTACAATAATATCTATTATTAATGATTGATCTAAGTTTTTTATCATGTTGGTTATTTTTAGTTTTATCGAGTGGAATTTTTTATAAATCTTATAGCATATTAGATGGTGTACTACAAAAAAAATATTTAAAATACAATAATTATGATAATGATAGAAAAGAATATATTTTAACAAATATGTTAAAATCCATCTTTTTATTTTTTATGAGTATAGCTGTTGTGGCTAATATCGGAAGTGGTACTATTAATTTATATGATACCTCAAATTGGAGTGCGAATATTATATTTTGGAAAAATTTAGTAGCTGTATATACAAGTACTGATCTGATAGGATTAATACGTAATAAAAAAATGGCAACAACAACAATTATTCATCATTACTGTGTATTAATAGGTTTTTTAGTTATTTCATTTAAACAGTTCAAAGAAGAAGGAGTATATAAAGCAATATTTATATATGGATGTTTTAGTTCTTTAGCTTTTTTAGTAAATTTTTATCTAGGTTATAGATTTTTAGATAATAAAGACAGTATATTTTCTAAGACAATAAAGTCATTGTCTCATAAAAGTTATCTATTTGTAATAATATGCAATATACTATGGCAATTATATTACATTGCTACAGTGTTAATATACAAATCTAGTATTTTTATGATACTCTTACTACTAGGATTAGTATCACTATGGCTGCGTGATGATTTTATTCTATTAAAATTCTTATCTAATTAATAATAAAATTATTTTATTAATTAGATATCTTAAATTCAGATTCTCTTTTTTGAAGATCACTTTGAAGTTTATTTACTTTAGCTTCTTGTTCTTTAAAAGCATCTATTTCATTTTGGGTCACTATATCTAGAGATACGAGCGATAAATATGCTTTTTCAATACCAATTATATCATTTGTTATTAGTTTTTTAATATCTTCTTCTATTTTTAATAAGTCATTATATGAAATTGGTAGCTCATTATATATATTCTTTCTATCTTTTTTACCGTTAGGTTTTTCAATATTTTGTTGTTCTTCTTTACATATTCGATTGAATAGCGCTGATAAGTTATTTATTGTGGATGCTTGTTGATTATTAATTTTATCAACTATTGTTCTATATTTATTATTATACTTTTTGACATCTGATGGTGGTATAAGTCCTTCTTTTACTAACGCATCTAATCCTGATATCCATCTGCCACCATTATATACACATTCTTCTTTATTATCAAGTTCTATTACGTAATAAAATGCTGAAGAATCTAATCCTGTACCCTCGAACATAGATGTTCTAATTTCGGATAAATTTATAGATTCTAGAATATGTTTAGGTATATTTTTCCATTTACCTGACTGAGCATACTTAATTTTACTTATTTTTGTTTTATTAGCAACACACCTATTCATAAAACTCATATTATTTATTTTATTTGATAACATTTCTAATAAATTTTTAATAATTATTGTTAACTCTATTTTTTTTAAATAGTATTTAGATAGTTTAGAACATATTTCTTTCTTTGATTTAGTATCATTTAATTTAAAACCTATATCATAATTGGAATTCATATCCAATAAATCACTTTTTTTAAAACTACTGAGAATATTATCCTTTAATACTAATTGTATATGATCGCAGAATTGGTCGTTATTAATTTTATCACCTTTTTCATTCATTAATTTTTGTATAAATGCTTCAACTTTAGATTGAATTTCTACAATATTTCCACCTTGCTGATTTGAACTATTGGAATTACCCATTTATAATAAAATGATAAAATAAATATAAATTCCTAATTTTACTTTTTTGTAATATTTTTTTCCCAGATTCTAAGAGCAGCGTCAAAATTAGGTAAAGGTGTAAATATATGATAACGTTTACTTTTAATAAGTCCGGTAGATTCTTTATAACTTAAATCCATGAATTTCATAAGATATGCACATACTACACTAGCGGATCTTTGTTTTCCAGCATAACAATGCACAAATACTTTTTTATTATTTACTAATTGGACATGAATAAATTTAGTTATTGGTTCTAAATATTTATATAGAGAAGCTATTTCTTCTTTTTCTAGATTATCTTCTACAGATACTCTTATTGATTTTTTAGAATTGTTAATAAAAGGTAAATTTTTTGTGCAGTTGATAACCACATCAATACTATTAATGAACTCTGAGTTTCGGGAATCTCTTATATCGCCAAGCCATAAATTTGTAAATATTTCATTAGCTGTAAATACCATTATTATAATAATCCAAAATTATTTTGAAAATAATATGTAAATACATAATAGTTATGATATTTTTAAAAAATTTTATTGTTGATTGTATTGAAAATATATATTGTGACAGTTATCATGAAATAATTCCTAATCTATATCTGGGTAACTATAATAGTGCTAAAGATGATAAATTATTAGATAAAATATATCTAGTAATAAATTGTAGTGAAGAGATACCTTTTCATTCAAATAAAACTAAAAATTTTAGAGTAAATGTTCCTGATAATTTATCATTAGATTGTAATCTTAAAATTTTAGTATATATAAATCAAATATTACCTATTATGTATAGTTGTTATAAAGCTAAGAAACCTATATTAGTTCATTGTAGGGCCGGAATGCATCGTTCTGCTACTGTAATAGCATGTTTTCTTATGAAATACTTTAATTTTAATAAAGACTCAGCCATCCAATATATAAAAAGTAAGAGGTCCGTGGCTTTTTTCCCAGGTCCAAATTTTGATTTATCGTTAGATTTATTCTATAAAAATATAAAAAAATCTAGACAGGAGGCGTATAATCATTTTCTATAGCCGATTCACTAGTATTATTAACAATAAAATTTGGACTTGAGGTTGAAAGAACAGGTTTTTGAGAGTTATTAAATAATTTTATACTAGTTTTTTTTATAGGACCATTATGGTCATCTAAATTTAAATCAGTTATATCTATACTGGGACCTGAACTGTTTCTATTAATAATAATATTTTCAGTTTCTATTATAGAATTTCTTCTACCTTGAATACTATCACTATCATCGCTAGCTTGTGTAGATTTAGTAACAGCGCTATTAAATAGCATTGGTTTTAGACTCTGTGCTAATTCTCTATTAACTCTAATACCTTTTTTTTTAATATTAGTAAGTCTAGATTTAGGTAATCCTGATATTATCTGAGCAGTTTCAAATAGTTCTTGTTCATGTACAACTTGTTTAGAATCGCAGTTGTAACAGCAAATATAGTAATGACACCAACTTTTTTTCTTTTTATAACTGGTCAAATCAATCTTATCCGAATGTTTATGGACATTTTTTTTATTGAAATCAAGAATCTGTTTATCAAGATATAGTTTAATCCAATCATTTTTATACTTAATCTGCTCTCTCATAGTTTGTATAACTTCACATTCTTGTCTGACATTTGAGATCATATCATCTAATCCATCTTTGTCAAAATCAGTGATTTCTTTGTATAATATATCAAAATCTTTCTTACCCCAATTATAAGTAACAGGGAGTTTTTTACCTAATTCCATTCTTCTATGTTGTAATCTACTTATAATTAGAGCTAATTTTTCATTTAATTTATATAAGTATTCTTTTTTATCATCTAGTTTGTAAAATCTTGATATTGCCAATATCAACGCTATGTATGTTGAAAATACTATAGGAATAATAGTCATATATAATGTAGTTTGTAGACCTAATTTTTCTTTAATCGATTCTAAAAATGTAATTGATATTGACAATATAATTACACTAATTTGTATAATATTTATTTTATATTTTAGAGATTCGTATTGGAGACCTAATATCTCCTTAACATATCTCCAATGATTTTTTCCATTAAGTATTATATTACTAACTCTATAATAATTACTTGCATGAATAAGATGATCTTCGTATTTTGTTTGCCAACTTTTATAGTTAGCTTTATATCTAACAATTGTAGGATCAGAAAGTGTATCTTGATTAATTATTGGTTTATTATCCTCGCTATTCCAAAAATTTTTTTCGAGACAATATAATTTTAAGTTATTGAATATTCTTCCAGCAATAAGATCGTATGTATCTTCATCGAATACATCGGACCCGATAACCTCATGTAGGGATACACTTTTTTTATCGGACATAGTATATTATTAATAAAATAAATCTTTAATTAATAATTAATTACCATTAACAGAAATAATATTTCCATAGTTGTAATATATAGTATCTATGTTTAATTCATACTCTATATTTGAGAAATCATATTTTTTATCAGATAAACCTCTATCAAAATCAATTTGTGTAATTTCAAATAAAGTAGTTGGACCTGATAAAAATATATTACATAATTTTATTGAGTCTCTAGTGAAATAGCAATATAAATCCCATAAATTGATATTATGTCTATTATTTATACAAATAATACCAGAATTAGGACCTATTTTAAGAGATATTCCTAAAATATTACATTTGCCTTCTATTATCATTTGTTTCTTAAATATCTTGTTCACAACAAAGCTTTTAATATCAACAAATTTATTAGGTTTTATACTTAAGATTTTGCTATTATTATGCTCTAGGTTTATATTATTCATTATTAATCTAGCATAAAATTCACTACCTAGATTTGTAGTATGAACTTGGTCTCTTATAAAAAGATTATTAAACTTAAAATAATTAGCTATATCTATTATATCAATTTCATATAATTCTAACATCTTTTTACAATTATTCATAAGTGCTTCGTTTCTATGTAAATATGGTAAGAATAAGAATATTGGTTTACATTTAATTTTATTTAATTTATATAGAATTGTTTCAATTGAAGCTTTAATATTAGATGTGCATATATTTATATCTGTATTTTTATGAAACCCTGAAAACCAATCAATAAGTAAAACATCAGGGTTGTATTCTACTACTTTATCAATATAAATTATACCCGCATCCCATATTTGTTGAGCACCATATCCAAATACTTCTATATTAATATTAAATAATTTTTGAATGTAATAACAGTAACCTGTTTTTTGTTGAGTAACTGATGCACCAAAAGCAGCATATTTCATTATAGTATAATTTGTAATTATTGTTTAAATAATTATAAATTATGATTGAATAAAGTTATTACTAACATACATGCCAGGATAACAATCATCATTTTTACAACATTTTTGTGGATGATAAAATTGAGCAAATCCCTTACCTATTCCGTCAAAATGTTCGGTCTTGTAATATGTATTAGTTATAATAATTAGCAAAAATAAAAGAATAAGTATTGTAATCATCTATAATATAACAAGTTATTATAAATATTTTTTAAATTATATGTATTAATTTTTATAAATAGAAGGTAGAAGTTTATCACGATTATCATTAAGTTTTTTATAACATTTAGATATTGTGACTTCTGAAGTCTTACATGATTCAGCTACTTGCTTTTTAGTAACATTCGTAGATTTTTCAATCATACATGCTAAGAATATAGCGCCAGCTGCTATAGAAGGAGCGGTGTTATCATCTACTAAACTTTCAATAATAGCCTTCACAGCGATATATTCAGCTAAATACTTAGTATCCTGAGAAATCTTCAATGGAGAACAATATCTATCTATAAAGTTAATAGGATTGCTGGAATCGTGTGAAATTTTATCAGTTTTCTTTTTAGCAAGTCTCCAATTTTCTCTAAAGAACTTAATACCTCTTGTCATATCTTGTAATTTGATTTCAAATATTTTAGCTATCTCTTTACTACTTCTGGGACAATTAATATCTTTACACGCGATATATACACAGGCAGCAATAAGTCCTTCTCTATTATCCCCCCTTGAAATATTAACTTCTTTGACAATGTTGTATAACTCTTTAGCTCTATCAATAATAATAGCAGGAAGTCCAGCACGAGAACTACGGTTATTAATTCGACAACATATTTTGTATAGACTTCTCTCTTTATATGGCATTTGATTCCAAGAATTATATTGGGCCATTCTTTTCATGGCGCTGTTATCAGAAGGTCTATGCTGGATAAGAGATCCCATTGAAGTTTGAGGGAGTAAGCTATTAGTAGGCATTCCTACTCTTTCAGGATTACTACCCCTATTATCATTACAACCATAAAATCTATATTCAGCCTCATGTGACAGTTTTTTAGGCTGCATAACTCCACATTCTCCACATGAAAATAATCCATCATTATACATTAAATTGAATGAAGAACATTCTATACAACTATAATTTTTGATTTCATCGTCATCATCACTTGATACAGTTCCACCACTATTTACAGATATATCATCATTATTTTCGAACTGTTCGAATGAATTCCATTCATCACCTCTAAATGCTTTTTGAGCAAAATTATTAAATATAGTGTCTTCTACTGAAGTATTTTCCCATGTTGCTGTAGCCATTTATTAATTAATCTTTAAAACCTTTAAATATAAAAAATATTAAATCAACTTTTTAATATTTTAAATAATTACTTATACTCTGATTGCAATTGCTCCAATCTTTTCTTTAGTAACAAATAACTGAGGGATGTATTTATCATCTAGTTCTAGTGCTGGTTGAACAAATTTTTCTGAATTAAGTTTAGGTATTGTAAATGATTTAGATTTAAAAACCATTGAACCTATACTGTTAGCAAGATTAACTTGTTTTTCAGTTTCAATTCTAAAAGCATTTCTTAATTGTAAATTACTAAATTCATATACGTATAATGATACTTTACCATATGTTTCAGTTTCGCATGAAATTTTTGTGGTGGATACAGGAATTGAAGTAGCATAAGGCGCGAAGCAGTCGTCGATTGGTCCATTTTCAAGATTTTCGATTTCGAAGTCTTCAAATGAACTAATTGAAAAGATATTAAAATTTTTAGTATCAATAGTGATATGCGATTCGCCATTTCTCATGTGAATGTAATTAACAAAGCATGAAAGACTTGGTAAAACTAAGTTATTTTTTTCTAACCATTCATCCATATTTTCATTACCTAATTCTGACTTGATTTTATCTAAAGAGTATTGGTTTGTTTCATCCAATTCAGGTTGAGATAATAATCCAGTTTGAATATTAACAAAAAATCTGTCATTTACCTCACAATTATCTAAATATCTATAATTAGCATGTTCATCTGGAAGTTTGTAAGTTTGACCAATGAGAGGAGAAATATAAGGATCTCCTAATCCTAATGCTAATTCATTATCATATGTAGGTGTTAAATTGGCTGAAGTTGAGAAAGAGAATGTTCCATCACTGATATGAGATTGTTGGACATCTGTATGGACATCGTATATTTTAGCTTTAAATGAATAGCTCGAAGATTGATCTAACGCAAGTAAATATAGTCTTGGAATAGATAATGTTGCGTTTTCAGATGTAATTTGTTGTTCACCTATTAATAATTCCCCACTAGATATGAGTAGGAATAATTTAAATTTAAATTTCTTGTCTATATCACTAAATGTTAAACTAACATCTACATTACCACTGTTTTCATTGCTATCTAAAACTTCACCAAAATCGGCACTGACATCTGTAATTTCTGGGTCACCTACAACTAATTCGGCATAATTTTCTGATTGAAGATTTCCACCTGAACCTACAGCAGTTACCTTAAGGTAATATTTTCTGGCAAGTCCTAATTCTGATACAACACATGAATATGATGTTTGGTTTGCAACTACAGATACGGTAGGTGCTGTTGCATTAGTATAATTAACATTATCAATACTTTTATGTATAATATAGTTAATGGTATTTGTTGTATTATGACTCCATGATAAAGTATGAGACGTTGGAGTTCCAGATACAACTGTTGATGATATGGTATGCGGTCTTTGAGTTGGTGTTGACATTTAATATATAACAATATAATATTTTTAAATACTTATCTAGCTAAATAAATTATCGAACATATTTTTTCTATATTGATTATTATTTTCAATATTAGGAGTCTTTTCTAAATTAACCATTGCCCTTCTTTGAGAAATATAACCATTTACCCTGTCTGGTTTAAAGTCAATAATATATTTTTCAAATGTATAATTTTCATTCATAACATAATCATATGGAATTAATACATATCCAGAGTTTGCAAAATTTTCTCCAAATGTTTGTGCTACTATAAACATCTTTCTATCATCTATATAACCTACAATAACACCTGCTAATCCACCAATTTTTTTATCTTGTGTTTTATCAGGTAACCACATAAAATTATCTATATTAGATAGTGGATAATAAACGGTAAATCCTATAAGAATAGGGTATTTATTCTTAATTAAATGCTTAATTGTTTCTAATTTATTTTCGACTTTATAAACATTTATAAATTTAAATGCGAGCGCTTTCTCCCTCGATACATCAGATGATTGTACTCCAATATTAGATTCGATAGTTCTCATATCATTTTCGCTACAGAATCCATTATCTATAATACTTTGAAAAATAGTATCAAAACACATTATAGATGATATATTGGGATAATATTGTATATTATTAAAAATATACATGAGTGATGGTGGAAAAATAGGTAAATTATTTTTTAATAATGAATAGTGTAATACATATGATACACATGCTATTGGATTTAATGGAATATTTGATATATTGATTATATTTGGAAAGTTATTTCTGAGATCTACATATTTATCTAATTCTTTATCATCGGAAATATCGTATTTTTTTTTTAGAAATGAAAATGTAATAGATTCATATTCATGTCCTGGTAAAGATGGAACTAAGTTATATTTGGAATCATATTGTTTGTTAATTACAGGTGTATTCACATTTTCGTGATTTAATTCGGCGCTATTAGAGTTACCCATTTACAAAAAAATAGTCTATAATCTATAAGTAGAGATTATTTTTTTTATTTTAATTTACTATCTAGACAGGGAATACTAATAATAACTTGTGTCTCATTATCATATTCAATATCTTTTTTTAGTTTTAGTTTATTATCATTAAGTTTTTTATATAAATAGTTAAGATATGCTGGTTTTTTAGTATCTTCAATCTTACCATCAACGCATAAACTATTGATATATTCCTGTAGTTTTACCTTTCTACAATAATTATTCATTCTTCCCCAAGGTTTAGCATATTGTTCATTTCTTAAAATCGTTTGAATATCATTGACTGAATCCATTTCAGAATATTCTTTAACAGTAATACCTTTTTTAGCATCATTTATTTTCTTTTTATAATCTACATACTGCATCTGCCAATTAAAATTATCCATTTCATGTTGATTACCTCTATAATTTTTTTTATTAAATTCTGGAACAATATTAGATTTAATAACTTCTGAGTAAGAATGATTATTATTAAAATTATCTACTTTATCAAACATTTGTTGAAATTCCATAATAACTACTGATTTATTAATATAAAATGTATTTAAGTATTTTAAATCAAATTTGATTAAAATTTATCATATAAACATTTATCAATAAAGATTAATAATGGATGAACTGTCTAATGATGTTGAGAAAATAGTCGATGATTACTTTCAAGTAATTGATGGCGATATACTTTTACCAGATGTTCTTGATTATACTATGTCTATTTTACAATTAGTAAATGATAAAAAACACTATAAGAAATATATCTATCCTGAGTTTATTAAACAATTAATTTGTAGACATAAAATAGATGTATTTGGAAAATACTTTAATAATTTCTTAAAACGTAACCGATCTAAAACTGTGGAATTTTTACAAACAATTCCACATGTAGAACAAAGATCACCCGAATGGTTTAAAATGAAAGAAGATTCTATTGGAGCGAGTGAAGCTGCTTCTGTTTTTGGTAAAAGTGCTTTCTGCTCAAATCTTGATTTTCTACTCAAAAAATCTGGATTTAAGGATCCTGCTAAAGCTTTTAAAATGAATATATATTGTCTTCATGGAACTAAATATGAAGCAATAGTTCAATTATTATATAGTATTAAAAATAATACAGAAATACTAGAGTTTGGAAGTCTACCGCATCATACATATACGTGTATTAGTGCTTCTCCAGACGGTATTACTCCTAATGGAGTTATGATAGAAATCAAAGTTCCTCTAAGACGTAAAATAACAGGCATACCACCTATTTATTACTGGATGCAAATGCAGCAACAATTACAGGTATGTAAATTAGATAAAGTAGATTTTGTTGAGTGTGAAATTAAGGAATATCTTAATCAACAAGAATATTTAAATGATTATTCTAAAGATGGAGATCAAAATGAACCCCTAACATCCGAAGGTTATACTAAAAATGTATTAATTGAATTTCATAAAATGGATGAAATCCAAAGTGACAATAGTACAGGATGGATATATCCCGAGAAGTTATATAAAGCTGATGAAATTGATGATTGGGTTGAAAATATGAAAACAGAGATATCAAATTCTAGTGATAAAATGTTCGCCAGAGCAATTTTCTTCAGAGTAGAAAAGTATTCTCTATGCGAGGTATGGAGAGATGATGAATGGTGGAAAGATAATATTAGTAAATATACGGATTTTTGGGATAAGGTAGAACATTATAGAAAAAATGGCTATAATGAATTACTTAAGACTAGTAAAAAACATAATAAACGACCACCTAAATGTTTAATCATTGATTCTGAAGATGACTAATTAATTATAACATTTTTATTTTAATATTTTATTAGTTAAAATATTTGTTAACGCGAATAAAATACCACCCCAAGTAGTATCTAAAGCTACTGTTTTCCAATTCCATTTATCAATAGTTGCCATATTAGTAGTGTCATATATTCCATATATCGCAAATCCTAATAAAAAAGCATCAAAGGTGCTTCTATTATCTTTTGTAATGAAATAGTAAAAAACAAAAATTAATAAACTATAACATAATAATGCGGGAAAATATTTAAGTGTAATAGGACTACCTTGTATATCTATCATTAATTTATTAAAATGACCACTTATGGTTTTTAAATAAATGATATCTAATGATAACATAACTATCGCAATAGTAACCAAATTCTTATACATATATAATTAATATATATATAATAATTGATAGAAGTAAAACTATTTAAAAAAAACTATATTTATATGATAAATGTCAAAACTTCCTATTATTGAGGGATATAATATAGTTAAAAAATTGGGTAGTGGTTCTTTTGGAACTGTATATAAAGCTCATGATAATGAAGGTAAATTCTACGCCATTAAAGTTGAGTCTAAAAAGCAAGCCAATCGATTAGAACATGAAAAAGGTATATATGATAATCTAGGAACAAGTGTAGGATTTCCTAAAATTTATAGTATAATCAAAGACCGTAAACATAATACTGTTATTATGGATTATCTTGGACCTTCATTAGAAGATCTATTTGATTTTTGTGGTAATAAATTTAGTATAAAAACTGTATTGATGATCGGAATTCAAGTATTAAATAGAATAGAAGCACTTCATAATAGTGGGTACTTGCATAGGGATATAAAACCGGATAATTTTTTAATAGGTACTTCTGATAAAAAAAGTAGAATTTATATGATTGATTTGGGATTATCTAAAAGATATATGAAGGATAATAACCATATTGAATATAATACTAATAAAAGCTTTACAGGTTCATTTAGATATTCATCAATTAGAAATCACAGAGGGATAGAACAGAGTAGAAGAGACGATCTTGAATCTATAGGATATATGTTAATTTTTTTTGCGAAAGGTTGTTTACCATGGCAAGGTTTAAAAGGTTCTACTAAGAGTAAACGATCCACTAATATTTTAAATGTAAAAAATTCTAAATCATTAGAGGATTTATGTGATGGTCTTCCTAGAGAATTTTTGTTATACATGAAATATTGTCGATTACTTAGATTTCCTCAAAAACCAGACTATGTAATATTAAGGGATTTATTAATCAATCTATTTAAAAATAATAAGTATACTCTAGATTTTATATATGATTGGAATATTGTAGCAAAAAGAAAGAAAAACGAAATAAGTAGTAATAAAAGTACTTAATAAGATATAAATCTAAATAATCTAAAGATTTATTTATATTTATTATGTAATGAGTAATGATGAGATTTCAGTTTCTATGTTAATTGATAATGGAATACGAAGAACTATATATCAAGATTCAGATAGTTTTACTCCATTGCCCTTAAAAAATTCTATTAATCTGGATGAGAGAAGAATTCATTCATGGATTAAGGATGAAAATGTTAAATCATGTTATAAATGTGGTGACGTATTTTCAATTATGAATAGAAAACATCACTGTCGAAATTGTGGCAAGATTTATTGTAGTAAATGTTCAGATTTTTTTATAAAAATTCCTGAGAAAATTAAGACAGTTGAAAAACAGACTAATTATCTAGATTATCGCACATATGCCGAATATCTTAATTTAAATGAATCTAAAGAAAGGGTATGTAAAAAATGCTACGACAGTATTTTCGAATTGAAAGAGTTAGATAAAATGATAAAATTATTTGATTTATTACCACTTGATATGAAGGATTATAAAAATATAGCCTGTGTATGTAAATCGTGGAATAAAATAGGTAAATATTATTTTAGTGGTTTAAGAGAGTTACAGTATAAATTTGCAGACCATAAATATACTATAAAAGAAACAGATAAACTTATAACTAATAAATACTATTTTATAGGACATTCCAAATGGCTATTACAATTAATATTAATTACGGATTGGGAAACTTATAAGTCTCCTAATAAATCTGAGATTTTAAAACTATTAGATAAATCTGATAGTAATGTCACTTGTTGGAACCTAATGTGTACACGTTCATGTTGTAAAACACTTCAAATAGAAGATATTATAATTGTGTTTGCTCAAAAATATACATACTATCCCTTGTTGAAAAAAATGATAGATATTTGGTATGCCAGGATAAAGAATCCCGATATAGATAAAAAAATTATTGATTTTGAAATTAGTTGTTTTATGCATCTTATCGTAAATAAACTACATTTTTATAAGAATTACTCAAATATTTGTAATTTAATGGAAACTTTTTTATTAGATATTGTAAAACGTGAAATAAGTCTAATGAACCAATTATTTTGGCTATTGACTCAAAATATATCTAATCCACAATCATCTATTTATTTCAAAGCATTTAGAACCAAACTTGTTAAACAATTAGATAAAGATACTTACAAATTATTTCAAAATGGATATGATTTTACACAAAATTTAATAAAAATGGGAACAAAACCAGAAGAAACAGTCCATAATATAAAACACTATTTACACGAATATCGGGAGTCTATTCAATCATTTTATCTACCAATAGATCTTAATTTAGTATTTAATCGGATTGACTATAATAACATAAAAATTATTGATTCTAAAACTCGACCAATAATATTGCCATGTATTTATGACAATAATAAAGTTCATAATATAATGTTGAAAAAGGAAGATATTCGTAAGGAAGAGATAGTTATGAAAATAATTAAACTTATGGATTATTTTCTAAAAAAAGAAGAGAATATGGACTTATATGTAACAACATATAATATACTACCAATATCTCACGAATATGGTTATATTGAATTCGTTCCTAATTCCACAACTTTATATAAAATAAGGGAAGATGCTAAATTTTCAATACAAAATTGGCTAATTGAAAATAATCCTAATGTTCCAATTGGTAAAATTAGAGATAAAGTATCAAAATCATGTGCTTTATATTGTATAATAACATATCTATTAGGTATTGGAGATAGACATCTAGATAATATTATGATAACTGATAAGGGTAAATTATTTCATATTGATTTTGGATATATATTGGGCATTGATCCTAAACCTATTAGTCCTGAAATAAGACTTACTGCTGAAATGATTGATGCTATGGGAGGTCTTAATTCGAAACACTATTCTGATTTTAAAGATTATTGTGGTAAAGCTTACAACTGTCTAAGAAGACATTCAGCACTATTTTATATATTATTATTAGATTTAAGTGACTTTTCTCCACCATTAGATGGACATCCTATAACTCGGGAAAATATAAAATATCATATTATTAACAGATTTATACCTGGTGAAAACTATGATAATGCTATCAAACAAATAAAATATAAGATAGAATTAAATAGTAATACCTATTCAGAAACAGTTATAGATTATTTTCATAAAAAATATAAATCTTCTAATAGCAGTACTGGAAGTGTTCCTTTAACATTTGATAGTGCATATGAAACAGCTAAAGATGTTTCAAAAAATATAAAAAATAATGTTGTAAGTAATATTAAGAAACTTTGGAATAGATTTTAATTAAATCGAAAATTAAATTATGAAAAAATATTTATCAATAAATTATATAATGTTCGATATAAAAAATAACCAAACAAAAATAGGAGTTGCTGTTTTAGTAACTGTATTAACCGCTTCAACTTATTATTTCAAAGATAGTATCAAATCATTTTTTGTAAAAAGTGATGTAGTTGATAATTCAATAAAAGATAATGAAGAAGAAACAATAGTTAATGACGAAGTTTAAGTTTTATTTAAAATAATTATTTATGATTAGTATAATAAGTAATTATTAATGGCTAATAGATATATAGATGATAAATTTATTTCAACATATAATCTTGAGAAATTAAAAAAAAATGTAACAATACTAGGAAATACAAAAAATGAGCAACTAAAACAGCTAGTTAAATCATTAAATCAGCGTAATATTAAAAATTCTATTAACTATGCAATAGAACTACATATTTCAGGATATTTTGATAATGTATTAGCCAAACTAACTAATGTTTATTTTAATGAAATCAACTTAGCACAACCTAAAAGTGCTATTTATTTATGTCAGTTTTTGAAATATTATAATGAAAAATATACCTATAGTATGAAAAAAAATCACCCTTTATCTCTAATAAATGATATTCGTGTTAGGAATTTTATGTGTTTTTTTATATCAATGTGTTGTTTAAGTAATCAAAGAAAACTACCTAAATTAGTTAATATGGATAAAGATGATTTTGATTTAAAAAAGCGTAGAAAACGTCTTATAAGTAAGAATTTGAATTTGGTATCAAAGTATATCACTAAGGAGGATCCAAAAGAAATTATAATACCTATATCAGAAATTGTTAATCTTATAAAGAGAACGGATATAATTGATAGAGAACAGACTATTATATATTGGTTAAGTTGGATATACGATTACGAGAAAAAATACCACAATAATAGCCTATTAGTCAAACATAGGAATATACCTAAAGTTGATAATAAGTATTGTAGAGATTTTATATGGATAATTTGGGATGTATTATTAGATAATGTACCGTCTGAATATAGAAAAATTATGGCGGCGCTGAATGATATGTTTAAATCTAAATTTACTAAATCTGCTAAAAAAAGCAGATCTTATATGGTAATTGCAGGAATATATTTATGTGTAAATTCATCTCCTAAGATAAGATTGTCTATTGCTCCTGAGGTATATACTAGAAGTAATACAGAATCTTTAAAATCGAATATTTACTATAATGAATTATTTACCCAGGCAGCATTTAAAACTTAAAAACAATATATTATTATTATAAAATGAAAATTCAAGTGTTTTCTGACCTTCATCTAGAAGGTAAAAATATTAAATATCCTATACCACTTACTAAATATCTAATATTAGCTGGAGATATATGTGAAATAGAAAAACTAGTAGATCATAGAGCATTTTTTATGTATGTTAATTCGAAATGGGAAAAAATAATATGGGTCCCAGGTAATCATGAATATTATAGTAAAAAATATAATATAGATGAGATAGATGATAAGATAAAAAATTTTATTAAACTCTTTCCAAATATAAAATTATTAAATAGGGAAATTATAGATATAGAAGGAATAAGATTTATGGGATGTACTTTATGGAGCCATGTATCTAATAATGTAGTCCATATATGCGAAAACGCATTCAGCAAACTTAGAAATGACAATAAATGTATAGATAATCTCTATTATAATAAATTACATGATAGGGATAAAAGATGGATTATAGATAACTACGACAATAGTATAAATACAGTGTTAATTACTCATTTTCCAATAAGACAAGATTTTACAACTAACCCTATATTCAATAATGATTCCCAACAAGTAAAGGACATATATACGAATAATTTAGATTTGAAATGCGATAAAAACAAGTTTCTATACTGTATTGGTGGTCATACACATTATAATTATTACGAAAAAAAAGATAATATAACTTTTTTTTCCAATCAATATGGTTACAAAACTAAATCTGAGTCTAAATACAAGGATCATGGATTATTTATTATCCAATAAATAATGTATTATTACTAGTAAAGAAGTCCTTATTAACTGGTATAGGAGTTTCATGTATAAAATTTAAATTAAGAATTTTAGAGTATGTATCTTTATTCAAAAATGAGCTATTTATAAATTGAATTAATCCATTACTATTGATTAATTTAATGTTTACATTACATTTGAACATATGTTTGTTGAGTTTATTCAAAAGAGCATAGTAACTTTGTTTATTATTATACGCATTATTCACGATAATTGATACTGTATCAAGATTATCTAAAGGTTTATCTAAATCAAAAGTGTTAGATATCATGTCGTAATTATTTGTAATATTAAAAATACTATTACATGTAATTATCAAATTTTATTTTATTCCTGGGAAACTGGATAACTAGGACATGAAGCTATACCACAAATACCTACATCATTAGTAGAGTCACTTCGTTTGATTTTAATATATCCATTTTCACCCCATGTATCTCCCCATGAATTTTTAACAAGCCAATAATCAATACCATTATCAGTTCCATATCCTACAATCAATACACCATGGTCAAGCTTAGTTCCACATTTAGGAGTATCTAATACACCCCCTGAGTAAAATTGGAAAGCAGTAGTATCTGCTTCAATTGCTATTGATACTGGCTGTTGAGCAACTGCGGCTTTTAGGTCAAGTTGATTGTTAGGAGTAACATCAATACATTCAGAAAATTGAGCAACTTTTTCACAGTTTAGGTCACATGAAGCTCTAGAAGCAGTATAAGGATCTTCTTCATATGAACACATGCCATTATCAATAGCATAGTCAAATGCGTTGTCCATAAGACCACCATTACATGCCATATTACCATATTTCATAGAACAATCCATTAGTTGTTGTTCAGATAAGTTTAGTAATTTGCCAGTAGCAATAGCCCATGAACCTTCCATGGCTCCAGCTGAGGAAAAACTCCAACAACTACCACATTGTCCTTGATTTTTGACTTCAGTCACAGCGTTATGATCGCGCCAATCAATACTATCTGGAAGAGAACTAGCATCGTATTTGATATTGAATTTATTACATCCAGTTGTTTTTTGAAGATTATCTAGGTTAATTCCCCAACCTGTTCTATGGGTTTGAAAAAACCCTTTTGGTAACTCGCTAGATCTAAGATCCGCAAATCTATTAATAGTTAAGTTAAAATTATTATTATCATTATTATGTTCTTCGATTAAACGCATATTATCATTATAAATACTGTTACGACTATGATATTCATTGCCGTGGTAAATTCTATCAAATCTTTCAAGAAATTGGTCAAATGTAGGAAATGCGTTACTAACAGAAACAGTTAGTAGGAGGATTGTTGCGATTGTTTTATACATGTTATCCTCTATTAAGGTAAGGTATCTCTAAATGAGAATAATAATGTATTCTAAGTTATTAAATGTCATTTCAAATATAAAGATTTTATTTAATACTGATTTTATGTTAAAGAATAGTGTATGTTATTATATAAATGGAATCAAAAGAACAAGTAGTAAATAACGATGGATTACACTTATTAGCAGATGCGGTTTTATTACTAGAACAACAGAGTGATTGTAGAGGTAAAAACGGAACTAAAGAGAATCAGAGACTTGATTATATAGTAGAAACATATAACAAAGCACTTGTCAATGAATCTGGTAAGTTAGAACAGTTATTTTCAGAAACGGATTTAAATGTGAATAATATAGAATCATTTAGTAAGGCTGGTGGTTGTGGTAAACATTATGATTTGTTAATACATATGAATGATGGATCCACTAAAACTATAGAACATAAAGGTATTACTATGTCAAAGAAAATACCTGTTAATGATTTTGAAAGACCTTGGTCATTAACACCTCAGTTATTAAATGAAACATATCAATTTTCAAAGACTAGTATTTATTTAGATTTATGGTATACTAACGCGATGCCAGAATTAAAGACAAAATGGCCAGATCTTCCTGAATTTCCATCATATAATGACTGGATTAAACTAGATGCCTCAATGGGTTCCGCTAAAAGTGATTGGGGTATCGCATTAAAAGTAAAACGGAAAGCTTCTAAAGCTAATACAAAATTTATAGATAACATATACAAAAAATACTTGAAACAGTTTTGGACTACTATTTCAACTAATTCTGAATTTATGGAGGAACTTAGACAAGATTTATTTACTAATATATCACGAGTGTTAGAAGATAAAAACTACTGGATAAATACTTTTTATAAAACATCAAAGGAGATTGTTCCAGAATTTTCGTTTATATCAATAACCCCTCAAATATCAAATTTAAATATAGAGATTGATTTAGGAACAGGCAAAAACTTTCCCAAAGCTATTATTACATATAATCTTACGAGTAATCCTTCTAAAATATTTACTGGAGAAGCAAGATTACGATGGGGTAATGGAAATGGAATATCTAATATTAGATGGAATATCAGTTAATGAATAAAATAAATAAGTTATTTTATTTATAAACCATAGATAGGCAATATATGAGCAAGTTCAGTAGTATTTATAGCATTATTTCCAAAGTAAATACTTACAAATTTAGTAGTTCTTGAGTCATTTAGTGATTTTACTATTTTTTTATATTTTGTTATTAATTGACTTCTATTCAAATCCTCGTTACATTTAATTTCAATTAGATGATTTTCAACTTGATATTGGAAATTAACATCAATAATAGCGTAACTGAATTTATAGACACCTTTGCCATAGCCTCTATTAATTACTAGTGTAGGATTTGTAAAGCCATCCATATCTATATAATTTTTTTTCAACTCATTTGAGTATGATTTAATCGAAAGCTTATTCTTAACTATATCGCTACTATATATTAGTCTAGTTTTACTAATATCATTAGTTAATATATCTTTCTTTTGATTCCAAACTACTTTACCCACATTGACAGTAAATCCTAATTCATCTAATGTCTTAGATCCATGTAGCAAATTATGTATGGTATCTAATTTCTCAGTTTCCATAAATATTGTATAGTTATTTTTATATAATACAAATTCTCCATTCTGTTCTCCTGTTATATCCGCTGTATTTTGTATTATTACTATAACTGTATCCTGTTGAGTTTCAAGATAATTATCCGTCATTTCAATAACATCTACTATTGTAAATTTGTCACTAATATAACTTCGTGTCTTATCATAATATAATGAATTTATAAAGTTTTTAGGGAGCACAAAACTGAGAATACCTTCTGGATTAAGCATACTTAAACATTTGATTATAAAAGGTATGAATATATTTGGTCTACCATCAAAATAATCGTGATATTTTTCATCTAAATCATTTTTTTTCATCACGAAATATGGAGGATTACCTATTATAAGGTCGTATTTTTTATTATCATTATATTCTAAAAAGTCAGCATTATGAATTGTGATATTATCAGTTTCATTTAAATGTTTAATTTTTTCATATATAACTTGATTATATTCCACTCCTTTGATTTTTGAGTTAGGATATATTTCAGTTAATTGTGTTATATATTCACCTGAACCACAAGAAGGTTCTAAAATATCAATACCATCTTGTATGTAATCGCTTATCATGTTTATATTTTCAGCAATAGTGCTTGGTGGTGTGAAAAATATACCGCTATCTTTTTTATCTTTTTTAGATAGAGATTTAGTTATATCTTTGGAAAGTTTAGAATATTGTAGTTCGCCATTAACACTCATCTTTGTTTAATATAAATAAGTAATTTTTAATATCAAATTTAATATTATTTATTTTATTTAGGTATACATATTATTGTATAATTTTAAACAGTTTTAAGTTCGGCTGTATTTTCGTCTAATGGATATACGTAAATTGTATTTTCTGATCCATTTCCAAAAAAATCTACATCGATATTCTTAGGATCAAGTTTTTTTAATAATTCGTCGGCATTTAGATCACCTTTATAAATTAGAACCATAAAAGATAAATATATTTTTATATTTCCATGTTCCTTATCAACATCAAC